TGTCACAACACCTTCATGTAGACGTGTTCGACTAGATCGAAGCCCAGCTTAGGGAACAGCGGCACTGCATCGTAGATGGTCCTGAAGTGATGGATGACCATCTTCACCTCTGTCCGTGTTGAGAAGTAGCGCACTGCTGCTTTGGTCAGTTCTGATCCGATGCCCTTGCCACGCTGTGATGTCGTCACTGCCAACGTGTTGCAGAGCGCACAGAGCATGCCTCCATGCTGTGGATGGTTGCTCACCAAGTACATGTTGACGCCAACCAATGCATCACCGTCACGGGCAGTGAACAGCAACAGCTTGTCCGCTGCTTCTAGTGCTATGAAAGCTGGCCAATCCATGCTCAGCGGCGGTATGCCATCCTGTGCATTCGTGTCTGCGTAGTAGCCAAGGATCAGCGTGTCCACTTCTAGATACGTGGACGCTAGTGGCTCTATCCTGATGATGGCCACTAGAAGGCGCCCTGATTGCCAAGGCCACGCTTCTGATTAGCCAACACATTTGGGTCTTGAGCGAATGGACTGGTCGCAGCCTGTGTGCCAGTTGGATTACTGGCTGATGGATTGTTGGCTCCTTGCACTGAGCCACCTGCGTTCAGCAGGTCACTGAGCGTAGCAAACTTTGTATCGCCTACTGCATTGGTAAGCGCACCACCGAAGTTACTAATGTCTGAGCTTGCCAAGTTCTTAGCTTGGTTGTCATACGCTATGCCATCGAATGATTGTCCTGGTGTTAGTCCAGCAGCAGCAGTCTTGGCTCCGCTGATAATGTCATTGATGCCACTACGGTCAGTGCCTAGGATAGTCCTACCTAGATTAGAGACTTGTGATGTAGCAGCAGTGCGCTTCTGGTTCAGTGCTGCCAGTGCAGCATTGTATCCTGTGTCAGTGAGCGTGCCTCGCTTCTGTGCATTGGTTAGCTGAGCATTCAAGGGATCGAACTGAGACGATACAATGCTCGGCACGAATTGATCTAGTGTGCTATCAGGGATCAGGTTCGTAGCATAGTTAGGATCGAACTGATTGTTCAAATTGTTCGATGCTTGTGTCCGCACACCTGATGTGAGGTTGCTCAGGATGTCTGTGCCCATCGTTGGTGAGAATGCACTAGCCGGGTTCGGCGCTAAGTCCTGAATGGAGTTCATTGCCGTGTTCAGTGCAGGCTTGATGTCCGTGTCCATGTATTGGCTTGGATCAAGTCCTTGCAACTGGAACTGTCTCTGGATGTTGGTCAGTGCATTGTTGTATGCTGTGGACTTGGTGCCTTGGAATGTCTGCTCTGCTGTGGCAGCATCTGCTGCTTTCTGCGTCGCAGCAGTATCACTGGCTGCCTTCTCATTCTTCTGACGCTGTACGATCTCAGCATTCAGTTGCTCTGACGCTGGTGAACCATTAGGGGTGACAGAGCCGCCACCACCATAGTTGTTCCCAGGGTCAGTGAACACCATCCCATTCACTGGGTCTACATACGATTGTGGTGGTGGTATGAGTGATCCTCCACCGCCTCCACCACCGCCCCCCTTGCCTCCACCACCACGCATGACAACATGCAGATCAGGCTGGCCACCAGCAGTGAACATCATTGCCCCCTAGCATACTTGTAGACTGCACCGAACCTAGTGAAGCCTAGCCTGTTATAGAGTGCCCACACGGCTACAGTGTCGATGGACGCTATGTCACCTGTCTGTAGCAGCACTGCTTTGCACTCATCTATCGCCCAAGTCATCATGCCCTTCATGAGACGCATGGCGATCTTGGCTCTATCCTTTGTGCCTGCACGCACGAACCATCCATCCTCTACAGCCATCAGTCGTGGACTGAAGAAGAACGGTGTCAGGTGTCCTGCAACGAAGCCGCACGGCATGTTGTCATCATCCCATGCCATGCGAACGTAGTAGTCAGGCAGATCGAGTATCCTCTTGGTGCTCATCAGTGTGTAGTTCCAGTCAAACTCAGGACCATCAGTGCCGAACGTGCCTGCTGCTACAAGCTCTTGGCCTAGCCGCACTAGGTAGGCTATCTCATCTGGCTGCACAGCAGCGATCCTCACACCTTGGCCTCAAGTGCGGCGATGCGTGCTTCTAGCTCTGCGATCCTGTCCTCAGTCACTACAGGCGAACCACTGGCTGTGATCGTGCCCTTGGCAATGACGTTGCCACTACCGTCTATAGAGAACAGCGGGATGTTGAGTGCCCCTTGTATCCAATGCATTGTTCCGCTGGCACGTTCATATTGCCAACGCCAGTTGGCTGCATCCTGCACGAAGTACGTGGCGGTAGCAGTACTTGTAATGTAAGCTGAGTTCGGTAGGTGGAGTGCTGCTCCAGTTGTGACAGACCCCGTTACGAGCAGTTCTGTGTTGACGCTTACAATGCCATTACTGCGTGCTATGTAGAGCGGTGAGTCAATGTATGCGTTCGCATCACTGAAGCGCATTATCTCAAAGTCTGCTCCGGTGCTGCTTCCTGATTGCGCCACACTGTTCCCAGGCAGTATGATCCAGTTGACATGTATCCCTGTCGTCCCTCCTACAATCTCACATGGCATGCCTGCTGGTTGTGCAATGCCTAGCGTGCCTGTTAACGTGCCACCAGTGAGTGGTAGATAGATGGACAATGCTCCATTACTGATCCAATAGCTTGGATGCGCTGTACGATCCTGTGCAAACGTCGTTGGACTGTTTGCACTGGTGTGTGCCACACCGCACTTCCATAATGTGCTGTCTATTGCATCAACCGCTGTCTGTCCTACTGAATATGCAGCAGCATTCCTCCAAGCACCTGTCAGATCCTCAACACCTATGAACTTGCCATACGTTGCATCGAGGATGGCGAAGTTGCTGTTGACATCTTCATCCCACGGTGTCTGATCGAAGTCAGGCTGCACGAGCCGCAGGTTCGGTGTGTAGTCTACCACAGCTATCTCCTTATCGTGCCATGCAGATACGCTAGCGACACGCTGACGATCCTCAACTTGTGCTTAGTCGCACCGATGAGCCTGAGCTTCAGCAGCTTGAACTTGGTGTTGTAGCCGAACGTCCGCTCGTCAATGGTCCTACGCCCACCACCGTATGGTGCATCACCGTATGGGCTGTCGCCATAGCCTCCCAAGTCGCCACCAACGAACTCCATCGACAGCATGGGCATACGCACGCCACGCTGCTCTATGAGGTTGTCTACGTAGGCTTCACACGTGAATGGTGCTTGGCCCTCAGTGTCGAAGCTGATGTACTTGATGTACTTGATGTCCATGCGATGCTTGAAGTCAGCCCAAGGGAACTCCCATTCAAAGCTGATCGGCTCACCTGTGCCAGCGTTCACTGTTGGATCATGCAGTCGATCAGCACCAATGGTTGGATTGTCGTAGTCATACGCATACAGCTTGTTACCACGACTGAACACGATGTTCTGCAATGCAGTCCTACACGCTGACTGCCATATCCAACCACGTAGCCGTGCCCATGCTTGTATCTTCAGTGTAGGGATGTTCGTGTAGCTGAAGCAGATGGTCTCTTGGATCACACCACTACTGAACACAGGGATGAAGATCATGTAGCGGAAGTGTCGTAGGTCATAGATTGCAAACACATACTGCTGTATCTGGGCGTTGGTCAGTCCTTGGACCAGGCTTGTGATGAGCGGATCAATGAGTTGGCTCAGACGCTGTGGCCTCAGTGTGTTGAACAGGTTGAGCCTAGCAACCGAGTTGATGCCAACGTTATCGTTGAAGAATGTATCGTCTCCAACCGAGATAAGTGAACGATGTGCAAGGCAACCATATTCCTCGATGAAGCCATCATCAGTTGGTGTATGGACTGCGGGAGTTCCTGTATAGACTCCCAAGTTGATAGGCAGTACACCGCGCTCGAAGGTGACGAGGAGCTTGTCACGATATGCTACCATGCCTGTGATTGTCGCATCACCCAACGACACACGTGGTCCCAAGTCAAGCACGATTGCGCTATTGGGGATGGGATCACCGAACCATGTGCCACTCGTGTCCTGCATGCTGACGAAGATACTGCTTGGATCAGTTGCCACACCTGCAATGATCGTGTAGCGACCATGTGCGATCACATACTTGCCTATGGGCGTGTTGACATTCGACAATGATGCCAAGTCAACAAGGAACTG